GAAGCATCTGGCCAACCTGAAGCGGTCTGCCGTCGCCAATGAAGAACACACCCCACTCACCAACATTGACGACCTGTTCGTATTGATCACCGGTTTCTAGATCCCTGAAGGCATCCGGGCCCCACTTCAACACAAGCCCGACTTTGCCCTGCCAGACATCCTCTTCCTTGTTCGTGGTCGGACGGATAATGCCGCCAGCCGTTTTCTCCGGACGCATGTAAATGCCAACCAGAACGCGGTCGCCAATAAGTTCGATGCCAGAAAGATCACCAGCCATCTCTTGAATGGCCGTCTTCGGATATGGAGAATTCGAGATAACCTCAATCGCTTTGTGCGGAACAACAACGCCCATCAATCAAACTCCCTCTCTGTGTCCTCAGCTAACTTGAGTGCGTCTAACAGACCATCAACGTAACCGGTCTCTCGTTTGTAGTGGTCGTAGGTGGTACAGGCTCCTGAAGCGATGTCTGTTCTACGGCGTTCTAATACCTCCAGTATTTTAGCCTTCAACGCCGAGTGAAACCTCGTCTCTGCCACGGCTACTTGGCTTTCCTTGCTTTTTCCAGTCTGCCGACGCCGGTCTCAGCGCCTCCGGTGAACCTGCCACCGCGAGCAAACTTCTTCACCGCACCACCACGCTTCATCATCCCCGGTGGCTTACCCAAACCTGGGGGAAGTCCACCCGGAGGAGGACCAGCACCCAACCCTGGAGGCAGTCCACCCGGAGGCGGTCCTGCCATCGGCGGCGGGGGAAGACCCCCACCTCCCGGTGGGAGGATGGGGGGCGCTGCACCTTCGGCTGGATGAGGGCCTTTGGGAGCGACAACGATATTGATGTTGGTCTTCTTCCCGCCTTTGCTTTTGGATCGACCACCACGGGCAAACGTATCAAGACGGCCACCGGAGGCGCGACCAACGACTTTGAGATCGGAGCCTCCAGCCTTGCCGCCGTTGGCATACTTGGCCACGTTGCTGGTAGCCGCCTTACCGACAGCACCACCAATCTTGTAGCCCTTGGTCATGGACTTGGCTTTTGCCTTATCCGAGCCACGCATACTTGCGAATGGATGTGCCATCAGGCTCTCCCCTTATCGAATCCAGGTTTGTTTGTTGCGTTCTCGCCAGCACCCCTGACCCAACCAGAGGTCTGGTTATCGTATTTAGGCCCCTGCTTATCCTCAGGACATTGCGGTTCTGACTGATCAGGAGCCTTCATCGACCCTGGGTTGGGTGCGCCGTAACGCTCACGCGCTGTATCCCGACCCCACTTCTCTACATTCTTTGTCATGACGTTCCCTTTTTAGCTGGTTTCTTCACGCGAGCCAATGCTCTAGCAGCCTCTAGCTTGGCGGCATGCATCTCCTTGGCATGCTCCATTTCCATCTCATGCTTCTGCCGGTCACGCTCCATCTGGGCGGTATGCTTCTCATGCTCGCGATCTATCTCGTGTTGCGATTCTATACGGCCACCGCGTAGTTCGTGCTGCCGCTGGATATGATCGTGAGCAAACTCCTGCACCTTGGAGGCATCGGCATGCTGCATCTCCTGATGCTTGGACGCAGCATCGATGGCCGCCTGATGTGCCTGAATCTGGCTCTTTAGCTGCAACTCATGCGCCGTCTTCTGCGCTTCAACGAAACCTTCATTCTGGTGGATGATCTTCTCTTCCTCGATCTTGAGAAGCTCAAGCTGGATCTTCATCTGCTCGATCCGCTCACGCGACTCGCGATCCTTGGCACGATCCTGTATGGCCGCGCCTGATGTAGCCGCCTTGATCTGGGTTTCCAGCAACTGGATCTTGGACTGCCGATCCTGTGCGGATGCCTTCTCCTTGATGGCTTCCATGCGCGGATCTGGTGGCGCAGGATCAGGCTTCGGTTTGAACAGACCTTCCGGATTGATGTCAGCAATCCGCAGCACCTTCATATCGACACCGATTGGATCATACAGCAGCGGGCTCGCCTTCTGGAGTTCTTTGATGATCTGGCCCTTGGCGTAGCGATGCAGCGCCGTTGGGTTGTTGGGATCGGCTACCGGAACCAATTCGCAGTTATTAAGCGCCGCAACAAACTGTTCCTTTTTCCACTGGATGGTGGGCTTCTTGTTGTGTCGCCAGAAGGCTTCTGGGTCTTCGCGGAATCGTTCTTTGAGAAGCTTGAACTCCTCGGCCTGGGCGGCATGGAGGCGCTTATGGGCTGAGTCCAGAATCTTTGATGCCTGTTCAATGAGAGCAAGGGTTGTTCCGACCGGGGCATCTTGTTTGCCCTCCCCGACATTCGCTTGTGCTGTGGAAGCGAGCCGTCTGCCGACTTCCTCAACGTGCTGGGTGAATGCGGTGAATGATGGACCAACCTCTTTGTAAGGCAGCGGCATGATCGCGTCTTTGATCGAAGCCTGCGATCCGGTGTCGAGGCCGATGCCGCCTCCGGGGGGTACACGGAACTGGTTCGTTAGTTGTCGTCCAGCGCCCTTAGCGTAAATGAATCCTGGAAAGTTGGAGAACATCCCTGCATCCAGCATCAAACGCCATGCAGCGGTGAGTGCGTTAGCGGTGTTGCCGAGAAGGTGGATGTAACCGAGACCGTAGAAGCCGAGACCGCGCACGAAGGGGAATTGCACGAAGAAACGCTTGGCCAAACACTGTTCGTCTTTCTCTTCCCAGTTGCGCCTGATGTCGAGAACCTGATGGCTATCCTTCTCCAGCGTCACCCGGTACGGCAGCGGCAGTCCCTTCTTCTTGAACTTCTTCGGAGCAAACTGATCGAGATCGAGTTCGCAGTAGCACTCATAGATCTCGTACTCACGGTCTTCCGCTTTCCGATTCGATGACTTCACCCCTGAGATATCTTCTAATTTCTTATCCACAGAAGTTGGTTGCACGGGAGCCGGTGGGCTCAACTCAACGTCACGGTAAACCTCCAGGATCTGCATCCGGCGTAAGATTGACTTCCGCATCTTGATGACATGCGTCACCCGTCCGGAGTTCTGCATGTCGGTAGCTGCGTTGGAAATGATCAGGTTCTCGGCGTCAATGCTCTCGGACACCGGCCTGCGCCGCAGCGGACAGTTGTAGACCTTCTTGAAGCCGTCGCCGCCAAAGCCGATGTAGAACAGCATGCGGTCGGTATCGGGAACGTACTCGGTCGCAATTGTCGTCAGGTAATGATTCATGTCCTTCTCAAGCGCCTGAGAAAGATCGTCCTTGTTCTCCATCGTCTCGGCTAAGGCTTGGGTTGCTGCCTGCTCCTTAGGGGGCATCGGCGCATCGTTGCGGACCTTCACCGGTCCCGCAGCCGGGAGTAGTTCTGCGCGAGCCGTCGCTTGGAAGCTGACCGTGGCCTCCAAGAGGATCGGATGACGGACAGTAGACATCCCCTCCAGTGGAGCAGAGGAAGTCCCGGCATCAGAACGAGGCTTTTCTAGCTTAAGACCAAGCAGGCTGATGCCCATCGTGCGGGTATCGAGCCAGTCCTTGCGGGAATCGTCATCCTGCTTGATGCCGTCCAGAAGCGTCGAAGCGATTTCATTTAACTCATCCTCGTCCATATCGAGGGCGAGGTTCTTACCGAAGTCGGTATCTTCTGGCTTCTGGGATTCGTCTTCCGGCTCCTTGAAGTCAATCGTGATGGAGCCGTCTTCGTGTTCTACTTTTATTGTCTCGACCGGTGATTCAGGTTCACTATCTGTTCCCCCCACCAAAGAAAGCTGTGGCGGGACAATATCCGGAAACGGATTGTTGAGCGGCAAACTGCTGTTCTCGTTGGCCATTTAGCCTCTAGACATTGTAGAGCGGCAGCAGTTGTCCCTTATACAGGAGATCATCTTCTACATCCACTTTGTACTCATCGCGCTTGAGTGCAAAGCCGGTCTCGCGCAGGTAACGAAGCGCCTGCGAGGTTGAATCAACCAGATCGTCCTTCGAGCCACGCGGAAACAGCGAGCACTGACGGATCACCATGTCAGCCCATGCCTTGTCCGGGGCATAGATCATGTTGTCGGCAAACAGGTGCTGGATGGAGTGAACACGGGCAACCTTATCGCCATACTGCTTGGGATCGATCAACTCAATGCCAACCTTGCCGGTGCCGCGAAACATACGATGCAGTTCATGACCAATAGACGCGCCATTAGCTTTGTTCTCAATTAGGATCCGATCCACCGGAAACCGAGGATGAGCAACCGGAGCAGGCGACGGAACGCAGGTGTCGATCACCTTGTTGATGAGTTCGTGAAACTCCAACCGCTCTGTCCAAGCATAGAGCAGCATGATCTTCGGATTGCCCTCAATTCCCAGCATATCTCTGGTGGTTGAAAGAACCGGGGCCTCCCGAAAAACACCCCAGACCGTCAATGCTGAGGCATCGCTGGTATCCTTGGCCGTCATCGCGGTGTCGAGCGAGGCCACGATGTACTCAAAGGTCGGATACTTGTCCTGCTCCCAGACCTGCCAGAAGTGATCCTTGATGATCGAGCCGCCTCTGGGCGCGGGCGATTGCTGGTACTGACCTGCCCAAGCGTATGGTCCCTTATCCCTTTCTAGTTCCAGGCATATGTCTTCCGGAAATCGTGCTTCCCAAGCGATCTCGCCGTCCTCGGTGCGGGGATCGTCCCACTCGTCGGTGCCATTGCGGAATCTGAATCCGGGAGCGTAGGTGGTGCAATGCCGACCGGGGTCGTACCGCATCGGAATCATCAGGTGGGTGTAACCCATCTCGCGGCTGATCGCGGTGCCGCTGATGTCGTCCTCATGGGTTCTTTGCTGGATAACGACGATAGCTGAGTCTTTCTGGCTGTTTAGCCGGTCGGGAATGATTTCCGTGAACCACATGATGGCGGTCTTGCGGATCGCTTCCGACTCCATCTCCATGGGGTTGTTTGGGTCATCGATGATTACCCGGTCTGCCCGCTCGCCGGTCCCGATGCCGCCGACCGATGTCGCCAGTTTCCACCCCGTCTTGGTGTTGGCGAACTTGATCTTGGTGAATTGCTCGTTAGAGACATCGTACCGGTGGCCCCACAGCCGCTTGTAGCGGTCACTAATAACGATGTTGCGGCATCGCATATTGTCTCGTTCTGTCAAATGGTTAGAGTAGGCCGCACACATATAGCGCAACCACGGCATGTTACGCGGGCCCCACTCCCAGGCGGGCCAAAACACGTCTGTCATCAATGACTTAGTGAATCCGGGCGGGACGTTGATCAGCAGGCGGCGGATGTGCCCCTCTGTAACAGCCTGAAGATGCTCAGATATTGCCTCCAGGGCCCATCCCTTGATGAAGGGAATCGCTGGCTCGACCACCTCCCACATATACTGCGAGAATTCCAACAGGTTATCTCGATAGCCATCACGGTCCTTAGCCGTCTCCATGGCTCTCGCAGCGTTCTTAAGAAGGCTCATTTCACTTTCCTGTGCATAACTTTCCAGAAATTTTGGCTTTGTTCTCGAACACTAGAATACAACAGGAACAGTTCATTTTGGAGCCAACCATGGACCAACATCCTCTTAAACCCCTTCGCAGTCACGTTGCAGAAGTCATAGCAAGACGACGCAAGCTTGGCGGTTACAGCGCGGAAGCCAACACCATCCTCGGCCTCTGGGAAACCAACCTCGCGATTCTAGATTACCTGCTCTCCTTGGCCAACCAGCCAAAGATCAAAGCACCCAAAGCAACGAAGAAAAAGAAATGACCCTTATTCCCACCGAGCGATTGAGATTGCTTCCCAACGCAGTCCCCACTCCTTACGCGCTCAAGACGATGGTGAACTGGCTCAATGACCCAGACGTTGTTCGCTATTCCGAGCAACGTCACAGGAAGCACGATGAAGAAAGCCAACAACACTACATCACAGAAGTCGATCTCTTCAGGGAGATCCACATCAGGGATTATCCAGACGGAGAGGCCAACAGAAAATTTATCGGCACCATTACTGCAAGCATTGATGCAGCTAATTCAGTTGCCGACATCGGCATCCTTATCGGAGCCAAAGAAGAATGGGGCAAAGGCTACGGCACGGAAGCGTGGACCGGGTTTATCGAGCACCTCCTCAACCACGGCATCCGCAAGGTCGAGGCGGGATGCATGAGCATCAATATCGGGATGAAAAATGTCTGCCGTAAGTCAGGAATGGTTTACGAAGGGCGGCGACTTAGCCACTTTCTTCTCGTCAAAAACGACCATCTTAGATCTGAACTTTGCGACATGGACCTCTGGGGGAAGTTTT